ACCGCCGGATCAAAAAAAGCTACAACTGCCACAAAAAAACTCGGTGATTCTGTTAATTTCATGGGTAAGCAGATTGGGTCTTTGAGTGGTGGGTATGCCCGGCTTATGGGGGCGTTTAAAGTTACTGCGTCTTATGGCATTGCGTCCACGGCCATTTATTCGGTTGTGACCGCCATGAAGACTGGTTTCCAAGCGATAGTTGATTATGACCAAGGGTTGAAGAATCTTCAAGCCATTACAAGCGCCACGGATTACGAAGTCTCTGCAATGGGCGAAACCATTAAGCAGGTGGCCCGTGACACCAAGTTCTCCACCACGGAAGTCGCTGATGGAATGACCCTTCTTGGTCAGGCTGGTTTGAACGCCGGTGAATCCATTGCCGCCATGCGAGACACTGCCCTTCTTGCTACCGGAACTCTGTCTGACATGCAGACCTCTACAGACCTCGTTTCTACTACCATCAGGGCGTTTGGCATGTCCGCCACAGAGTCAGGACGTATTGTGGACGTGATGGCAAACGCTGTCAATAAATCAAAGCTCACCATCGATAAACTCCGAACAGCTTTTAATTATGTTGCCGCCACAGCGTCTCAGGCAGGATTGTCCCTCGAAGATACTGCTGGGACCATGATGACGCTCGCTAATAATGGGCTTAGAGCATCTACAATCGGCACGGGGTTACGGCAAGTTTTGAGCCGGGCCATTAAGCCCAGCGAGAAGATGGCGTCGGCTCTTGCTTCCGTTGGCCTTAAACTCGCAGATATCAATCCGGCCATGGTCGGGTGGCAAGGAACGTTAAAGGCTCTTACATCGGTGTTGTTCGATTCAGAGAGTAAGACTGTTGACATGGCTAAGGCGTTCAGCCTCTTTGGGCTAAGAGGCGCACAGGCCGCTGCGGTTGTTGTGAAATCGTATGTGTCTGGTGATTACGCTAAGGCTATGGCGAACGTGTATGAGATCGGTACTGCTGAAGAAATGGCCGCTATCCAGGCCGAGGGCCTTGGCGTTAAGCTCAAAAATATGGTGGATAGGGCGAAGAATGTCGCGGTGGCGTTCGGGGAAGCGGGTGCTGCTGGTGGGATAAAGATGTTCTTGGATGCTGTCCGTAGTGTCCTTGCGTCCCTTGAAACATTTGTCAGCTCAACTACAGGCACGGTGATTATTCAACTCGCGGCCATAGCGGGAGGGTTTAAACTTGTCACAGTTGCGGCGACTGGGTTTTATTCTCTTTTAATGAAGACTACTATTGTATCTACGGTGATTACTGGCTTTAAAGCATTGTCCAATATGCTGAAGATGCAAGTCGCGGTCGCTTTCGCAACTGCCAGAACAGCTGCTCTTTCTTTCATGACAAGTTTGGGACCAATCGGGCTTGTGCTGGGGGCGATCACTGCCGCTATTATTGCCTATCGCACTGCATCTGCTAATGCTGTAAAAACAGCTGAAGAGTTGGCTGTTAAAAATATGGGGGTCGTTGATTCACTGAACGCTTATAAAGGGGCTTTGGAATCCAGTGTTGAGAAACTATCCAAGGCCAAAGAAGGCACTGATCTCGCGACGTCTGCCAGTGACGCCTACTTGTCTATGCTTAAACGGCTCATTAAAGACCACCCTGAACTCGCTGACAAAATTGACCTTACAACAGATGCCATAGAAGCAAATAATCGAGCTTTAGAAGAATTTGCAAGCGCGGCTCAAACTGAGAAAGTGAAAGCGTTGGTTGATTTATATAATCAGTATGGAGACGCTGCGGATAAGGCCCAACTGTGGAGCGGTCTTTTGGCAGATATGAGTCGTTTGTGGGGAGAGATTAAGGTAGTTGCCGGACACGCCGTTGATATCATTGTCATGGGTCTTGGGGGCATTGCGGAAGGTTTTGGTCTAATATTTGAATTGATTGCGGAGGGGTTACGGTTAATACCAGGTTTTGGCGATACCATGGCAGACGCGGTTGATGGTGTAGCTAAAAGACTGATCGATACTAAGGGCTTCCTTAACGACTATTTCATGGATCTGGGTAAGGGGTCTAAGGAAGCTGTTGAGTTACATAAAAAAGAAGCTGAGGTGATTGACGCTATAGCTCAAGCATATGCTGGTTTGGGTGAAGGCGCGTCTTTATCGTTTGATGATATACGGGTTGCGCTCATTGAAGCTGGCGGGATGTCAGATAAGGTTATAGAACAAATTGTATCTAAAGTAGAAGAATTAAGAGCCAAAGCCGAACGAACGGCAAATTCAATTGCCACTCAGGTGGCAAAGACCACTACTGAAATGAGTGCTTCTTGGCAAAAATATCATGACAAACAAGACATAAATGGTCAGTACGCTGTTGAAAAGGCGTGGGAAAGATTGCAGAAACAAGCTGCTGATTATTCTGATTTTTTAATGAAGAAGCTCGATGCGTCTGAAATCTCCGAAGCCAAGGTACTGGAGCTAATGAACGGATGGTGGGACAAACAGCTCCAGGGTTATATCGCCAAACAAGACAAAGAAGAAGCCGCCCTTACGAAATCATTAGAGAAACAGCAATCTGAATATCAGAAGTTTGCTGACAAAGTGAAGTCCATAGAAGAAAAGCTGGCCGAAGATAAAAAGAAGATTCGTCAAGCCGACATGACTGACGAAGCGATAAGAAGCGAGACCATGCTCGCCGCAAAGACTGCGTTGGCCGCTGCATTAAAGGCCGTGTCTGAAGCAGAGACGGAACAGGATCGAGACGCGGCATTAAAGAAGATAGAGATTGCGAGAGCATTGTACAGCGCCATTGCATCTGAAGCCTTGTCAAACGCCGAAAATATTAAGACTGCTGAAACGAGAGCCGCGACAGAGTCGGTCACGTCAGTTCAAACGACGGAGGCAGAAAAAACTGTTGCGCGCCAAACGGCATACCAGAAGCACATGGAGGCTCTTACCCGTGTAACTAGCACAGCAGGACAAGAGATCCAACGCCAACAAGATGCCGAGAAAACCCACCTTGATTGGCTGCAAGCTGAGAATGATAAGGCTATCCAAAAAGAGGTTGCAGCCTTAGTGAAGAAGTATGGGGCTGAGAGCGAACAGGTAAAGAATTACGCAAGATATTACGTCAATACCTACGGGGCGGCAGAGGCAGCAGTAAAACTTGGGTTGGATCAGAGTGTCCTTGATAACCAACAAGCCAATGATAAGAAAAAGACTGCTGATGCAGCAACATATAAGAATATGAAAGACGTTGCCACGTCTGCCATTCAAGCGATTAGTGACGCGCTTGTCAGTCTCCGTGACAAGTTTAGGGACCCCGCAAAACTGAAAGTCGAGGTTGAGAAACCGAAACAGGACCTCGACGATGTGAAGAAAAAGAGTGATGAAATAAAGACTTCCGTAGAGGCACCTAAAAAACTTGAGATCGACGGTTCTGAAGCCGACACAACTCTGAATGAGATCAAGGCTAAAGATAAAGAAGTAAAGGATCAGATCGAGAACTCTGTTAATTACGTCATAGATGACAAAGGTGTGAAGACTTTTTTCAATAATACCACTGGGGAGCTGCAGAAGATTCAAACTGAAATAGAGAAAAAGAAAGAATTCAATGTTGATTTCACTGGCAGCGGGTCAGATACGTTGCCATTGTCTGAAAAAATAACAGCCATTTCATTAGATTTCGATGGTTTTGAGAAGAGCGCCCAGGTTAATCTTGAACATATTGGCGCGGCTGCATCTGATTTAGGTCCCAAGTTAATACGGTCGTTTGGTACAAATTTGAGAATAGCTGCTGATTTATTTTACGATTTTTCGACTAAAGTCTCTTACTATTTCGATAACTTACTCATAAGGTCGAACGTTGTTTTCAGCAAAATGTCTACACGGGCCAGCTCCGCAGCGGGAAGCATGGAGCGTTCGTTTAAGACTGCCATTGATGCAATTATTAGAAAATTAGATACGCTGGATGGACGAACCATAACGATAAATGTGAAAGCGACAGGCTCTACTGCTAAACCTATCAGTGAAAAGGTTAAGGAAATCGAAGGCCAGTTGGATGGCCTCAAAAAGAAGGCCGAAGATTCCGGAGCAGAGATCGTTTATTCGTTCATGGGCAAGGGATCAGCTGAGCTGCCGTTATCCGCGAAGATCGCGGAAATCGGGAGTGGCCTGGAGGCGCTGTCCGCCATTGCTGGGGACGGAACCACGTACATGGTTGATTTCCAATCTGGGACGGGTTCTCTTTTAGACACAATATCTACTTTGTCCGATGAGTTCTCTGACTTTGCTGAGGGCTACCATGACAAGGTAGAGGATATTTCTAATGCAACGGTGCTATTGTTTGATTCTGTTGCCAGGGCGATGGAGGAGGTGCATTGGGGTTCGTGGTTCAAGCGAAATATCGAGTTGACTTCGGATGCTTCTGAGGCTTTATCAAAGTTTGTGGACCTGCTGGGGAGCATGAACGACGTATCGGTTGTTACAGAGGATAAAATAGACGCAGTGGTAAGCTCTATTTCCTATTTCATAAAAGCTGTTATGAAATTGTCCGAAGAACTGGCCACGACCTTCTCAGAAACAAACGCCACAGTTCAGTGGTTTAATACTGTCATTGATTTAATATCTGTAACGAGTGATGCTGTAGGCAAATTTGCAGGTGTTGTGGGTGATACATATCAAGCCTCGCTTGATGATATGGAAACATCAACTGATGAAACGGCGTCTAACATAAAAGAGTCCTTCGATGTTATTTCAAGTGCCGCAGATAGCGTGTTCGGTGGGACGGGAGGTGGCGGGGGATCGTTGCAGGCTATTGCGGATAAGGTGGCAGAATCCATAGCGGTCCAGTACGAAGTCCTTCAGAAAACGCTTGAGCTGGATGGGGGACGGATTGATCAGAAGGAAGCATTTATCGATGATACGAAAGAGGCCAATGATAGCCAGTTAGAGATGCTATCAGCTGCCATAGATGCAGAGGCTGACAAGAGATCTGAGATGCTCGATAAAATTCAAGCTGTAGAAGACGAAAGATACTCTCGCGAGCTTGAAAAATTAGATAGAATCGAAAAAGCTGGACAGGATACAATCGATGGCATTCGAAAAGCGGCTGAAGAGGAATACGAAGCGAGGAGCACTGGGACCGAAGAGGTAAAAGCCCTGGCAAAGAGAGAGTACGATGCCAAGATCAAGGAGGCCGATGAAAGGGAGGCAATCCTTAAAAAGAACATTAAGATAGAAAAAGAACGGGCGGAGAAAGAAAGCAAAAGCCGCGCGAAAGATGCGGATAGGCGGGCCAAGCTTGCTGAGTTCGCAACGAAACAGAGCGAAGCTGACTTATCCCGGCTATCGCGTATAATGGACGCAGAGGGGGTTGTCAGGGACAGCATGATTACAATGTTGAGGGCAAAAGCGGCAGCCACAAGCGCTGCTCTTAGTGCCTTCATAAGCTCCCTAAGTGCCGTGTCGGTGCCACGGGGGCATGCCACCGGTGGTGCAATCCCAGGCTTCGGCGGTGGCGACACCATCCCGGCCATGCTGGAGTCAGGCGAGTTTATAATCCGGAAAGAAGCGGTTAAGAAGTACGGGGCCGGTATTTTTGAGAACCTGAACAGCATGGTGGCCGGCATGAAGATCGGTGGAGCAGTACAAAGTGTTCCGCGTCCGGTCATTGCGAAACAGGAAGTCCAGAGATTTAGTTCGGGCGGGTCGGTGCAAAGACCAGCCTCAACCCTTCCAAATATTAGCATTACCCTATCTCCCACATTCATGACCGGCGACAAAAACAGCATGAAGCAGGCAGCGAATATGCTCAGAAGTGAATTGAAAAACATTGATCATCGTTATGGAGTAAACTGATGGCAAAAATAAAACTCTATACACGGAACATATTAGAGGATGGAACATTAACCGTTACTGGAACGGCGGACACAGGATATCCGGAATCACGCCTTTACGATCGGGCCATATCTCTTTACTGGAAAGACACGATTACTGAGGCTAAAGTCTTTCATGTAGATCAGGGCGCGACCGGCAACGAATCGGTTGACGGTCTTTTTATTCCAAAGCATAATTTTAACGGTGAGGATATTACGTGGGAGTATTCCACGGATGATGCTGCATGGACTGCCGCTGTTACAGGATGGACGCAAGGCGACAACCTGCCCATTGTTAAAGCAATCGCATCGGCTTTGACTAAGCGGTACTGGAGGGTGACAGTCACGTCCATGGCGAACCCCCAATGTTCTGAAATATTCATGAGTTACGGGTACGAGTTTCAGGTAGATTTTGCGAATGAACCGTCCCTTGGGGAAGTCCCGAATGTCCAGTGGAACGTATCGGTTGGTGGCCTCGAACGATCCACCAAGTTCGGGGATGAACGCAGGCAAAGGTCTTACTTATTATTCCTGGATGTCGCTAATCTTGCGTTATTCAGGGCCGCCATGGATGACCTTGACCATTATTCGAAACCGTTTTATTTGAAGGATCATGAAGGAAGTTATTTTATGGCACGGCTCATGGATGTCCCGCAGGAGGGTTTCATGACCGAGGGTCACGTGACCATGACCGTTAATTTTATTGAGATGTTGTAGGAGAGTTGCCATGATAAAAGCAAGAGCTTTAGTGACTTCAATATGGGACTGGGAACACTGGAAAAAGGCTTCGGTTAAGAGCGGTGCGTACATATTGCACGACGCTTGGACAGAACACAACATGGTGGTTGACGAGGGCTTAACGCATCTTATGGAGACGGTGTTCTCAGGTGGCGCTCAGAAAACGGCATGGTATATTGCACTATTTAACGATGACTACACCGTATTGGCTGCAAACACGTACCAGTCTCCAGGCTACACGGAAAGCACGAATTACGCTGGGTCTCGCAAGACTTGGGTCGAAGCGGGGGTGTCAGCTAAGAGCATTTCCAATGCCGCTAGCGTGGCGTTGTTCACTATGAGCGCGTCAGAGACGATCTACGGAGCGTCTTTATTGAGCGCCAATACCCCAGGGGACGCAGTGTCCGGAGAGATACTTTATTGTTCAAGCAAATTCACCACCGGCAGGGGGGTTGAAGTTACGGATGTTTTGAAAGTAACGGCGACATTGACCGCTGAGGATGTGGTGTAGCGATGGCGAGGATATTTATAGACGGTTTTGAATCAGCCCCAGACGCCGGGACTCAATTATGGGAAGGGTGGTCAGGAAACAACGAATCATTGCCTGATGCTGCTGCTGGTGGGTTTACTGGGAGTTACTATATGCACTTCCCAGAAAGCGCTGGCGCAGCTAAATATATACCTGAATGTTCAAGTATATATATCGGAGTTTTACAGGCTCCAAGACCTTCAACTATAATTAGGTTTTTTGGTGGAAGTTCCCATGCTGTATTGCAGGGATGGGTTTCAATTACCATCGGAGCTGATCAAATCGGTGTCCACAACAATCAAACGGGTGGCGGCTTTGACCATGTTTACAATTATACAGCGGGTTCAAAAGACCATATCCAGGTCTATTTTGAAAACATAGATGATACTGACAAAAATGTAAAAGTGAAATTAAATGATGTCGAGATAATTGATTATAACTTGACAAATCCAGTTGCGGATAAAGATAAGACCACCGCGATTAGCATAAGTGCTGGGTCTGGAGTGGGTGAATACCATGCCTATGTTGATGATGTCGTAATTGACGACGCTGAATGGCCCGGAATAAGCGAGATTTATGGGATGTCTCCATCTGCAAACGGGACTACAACCGATTGGGTGGCGTCCAGTGGAGAAAATTACCAGGCAGTTGATGAAGTACCCGCGACGGAAGTTGATTGGGTTTCAAGCGCAACACCTGCCGCAGTTGACATTTATGAATCAGACACGCCATTGCAGGGAGATGAGGATGTCAAATCTGTCCAAGCTCAATATTATGTAGAAGGCAACAGCTATTTTCAACCATGTATATCTTCAGGTGAAACAACACATTACGGTCCACAGATATCCGGTGAGTCGTTAATTGTTCCTCACTGTACATCCCAAATATGGGAGAATAATCCAATAAGCTCAGGAGAATGGAGTGTATTAGATATCGATAGAATGAAAACTGGGATGAGGCTTGTATGAAAGTATATCAACATTTTGTTCAAATCGAAGTTTTTCCACCCAAGCGCATCACTGAAGCCGCTGGCCTGGACGATGCTTTCAGCGTAACGAAAGAGACATCCAGGGATTTCACTGACCAGGCTGGTCTTGCAGACGCCTTCACCGGCTTCCGCTACACCAACTACCAGAATACCATCGACAACCCGCACGTAGGCCCAATCCGGATTGCGAAGATCGAGCTGCCGGGCAAGACGCTTTATTTGTGTGACAGAATATGGGGAAGCTCCGGAGAAGAATGTTCATACGAAGATCAGCTTTATGAGCCTCTTGTTCTGAATTGGAATGAGATTGCAGTCGGGGAAGTGAACCCAGTTGATCTGACAGTATCTCCGGCAACCGTCACGTTCTTTGTTGATAATAACGCCCCTGTAGGTGGGGCAGGTACGTTTGGGGAATTGTTCAACACTTATGATCCATACTACGCCAAGGTCACAATCACTGAGTTTTTTGACGCTGATCCACCCACGGACGGCGTTGAGATTTTTGTCGGTCACATAGAAAACACGGATTCCATAAGTGGAGGATCTGTTCAGGTGGCCTGTTCGGGGTTTGAATTATCAATCAGCAATAAGTTCTCCCATGGAATAATCGATACGGATACTTACCCGAACGCTGACCCGAATGATGTTGGAAAAATGCTTCCGCAGGTTTACGGGTCTGCGGAACGAGTGCCGTTCCGAGCGGTTGATATTGGGGCGTACTCAACTCTCATAGCGGACATTACGGATATTGCAACAACGATTGAGGTCACGAACGTAGATGATTTTGCTACAACCGGGACGGTTCAGATAGGCAGTGAAGAGATAACCTATACAGGGGTAAGCAGTAATCAGCTTACAGGATGTACAAGAGCAGCGAACGGCACAACGGCGGTTACGCACAATGCCGGGGATTTTGTCGTCAAGGCCATCTTGGTGGAGGCGGACTATTTTTATTACATTATTGGCCATGCGGTGAAATCAATCACGACCGTTTACATGGATAACGTGCGGCAGGACCCTACAAATTATACAGCATACACAGGGAAGTCTGGAAATTACCACGCTGACTATAATGGTTATGCCTGCATTGTCTTGAAGAATTTGTCTTCCACTCAGACAATGGGGGAGGTGTCAGCCGATATCGAGGGCTGGCAGGATGACGCTTCTGGGCAATATACCGGCACAGCGAACGCTTTGATTGAAAGCCCGGAAGCGATAATAAAACACATTCTTTTGAGTCGATGTGGATTGACTGCAGGTGCGATTAACCCGGTTACTTATGCGGCGGCAAGGGCTGCGTACAAAAGCGTAGAGTGGGCGGTGTGATATGACATATTATTCTGAAATAGCGGCAGCGGCAGGTTTGAAATTGGAACCTGATGTAGCTCCGTACACAGGGACAACTCTTGGGGCGGCGGCATCTGTTATTGACGGAGAGTGGAATAATACTGCGAATGTTGCTGACTGGCAACCTGCCTTCTCTTATGGTGTCGATCTTGGATCATCGACAGCTGTTGACAGGTTGTTCCTTTTCGTTGATCAAAAAGGCTCTTGGCGCGGAAGTAGTTACTCGACGTTTGGCGTTTACAAGTCAGATGATAATGCCACTTGGATCTTTGTCCAGACGTTTATTTCCCCATCTTGGGATTTTCAATGCGGGAGCGGGAGTGGTTTCAACCTTGGCTTCACGGCCACTCAAACAGCTAGATATTTTAAGGTGGTAAACACGGGATCTGGTGGCATTAACACGTCTGACGGTGGTTATTATTATTGTGAAGCTGGGCAGATAATAGCTTACTTGGAAAATGCCGGTGCTGATCCCAGTATAAGGCTTGGTGTCGAAACTTCTGTCAGCTTTGATGAAGATAACGCCGGTCCCAATATTGTATTGTCCAATAGTGATTTAACCGCTAAATCTCCCACGGATGCAAACGAGACTGTCCTTGGTCCTAAGTTACCTTCAGCTGGAAAATGGTATTGGGAAGTGACCTGTAATACGGCGAAACGATTCGGAACGGAGTCATACAGGTATTCGATAGGTGTTTGTACAGATGCGGCTACCAACTTAAATCACACTCCAGGATGTGACAATTCCACTGGATGGGGTGTCGGATCGGGGGGGTATCTTTGGTATAATGCCGCTAATCATGAAACCGTTCTATTTAATTTTCTGTACTATATATCAACATACCAGAATGTGTTGGCAGTCGCCTTTGATGCCGACACTGGAAAGATGTGGTTTAAATTCCATACCTGGGGGGCGAGTGGATATTTGGGCGATCCTGCCGCTGGAACAGGTGCACATCTTTCGGGGT